ATAGGCCAGTCGGAAGATCCGTGTAGTCTCTCGGCATTTAGCCACAAAGTGACATTTAGCACGTAAATCTTTACGTCCCGGAAAAGGGACAACGTTTTGGACTATTACTGACAGAAACCCAATAAGCAGTTTAAAGACTTGCTTGGGTCAAATTCTCTCTACCTACTCAATCGAACTAGTTCATCAAACTCGTTTAGACCCACAGGTGGGTTTGGGGCGCGAACAAAAATGGTCTTGTAATCATTTTGAACAAGATTACCATGAGTTCGTTTCACACAACGAGAATAATGAAAAAGGACACGGTCAGATCGACCTTTATAAGGAAAGATCGGGGCCAAAGGAGGACATGGTGATTTCTTTGTGATGAAACACCGAGCGTTCCAATAATCACAAATTCGTCGAAGAGTCATCGGGTGAAGTCGGAAATCCGTTTTAAGGAATTTTGGACAATAGTTTGAACAGGAATTTCCTGTTTGCACCTGTCCAGTAGCACGGAAAGCGTAAGCAATTCGTGCCACCCAAGGATCATCATCAAACAACTCTTCATAATCACGGGGAACATATTCTCCGATGACAAGTTTAGGTTTCAAGACCGCACCAGCAAATTTCGCGAGAGGAATAGAAAATCCTTCACGAGAAAACAGCTGTAGCTCAGGTTTTGAAACAAACTGTGAAGCCATTCGCCTTTGCACACGAGAAAGGTTTTTAAACCAATCCTCTGGAGCAAAAGAAGGGTCCAACCCAAAGCCACCAAGGTGACAAGGGAGATACCAACAAGGACGAAAATACTTTCCAAAGCATCGATTCTCAAAGCGACTTAAACACTGCGGAATGCAACAAGCAGTCCACGGTAAATGTCGCACCATCTTATTAAGGTCGCGAGCGGCCAAAAGAGGTGTAGAATCTGATTCCCCACCCTTTAAGGAGATACCGGTAACAACTTTCTGTGAAAGATAATATTTTCGAGACATCTCGACACGTCCAAGATTTGAACGTTCAATAAATGTCTGAGAATTCATCATACAGAAGAAAGAAGAAAGATAGTGTTTTCCAACACTGATCTTAAACCCGGCGTCGACACAACAAGGGAGGAAATAGTCATCGTGAAAAGATTTGGTACACTTAAAAAGCATATCATCTCCATTTACGAGGACATTGGATCGCATAATCTTAGCTAAACGAATGGTTTCGCCTCTCAAATGAAAGGCGGAATCCTCAACCCAACGGTCAATAGCTGTCCAATACACTGCTAAGTTTATCAAACAAAGTAGCGGAAAGGATAACGGATGACCCATCAACTGACCCTCAACTATTCTAATGGAAGATCCATCAGGATAGTGAGCTAAACCACTGAGTAGTGAGGAATAACCGAGATAAAAGTATGGAGAGTCCCTGAGACCAGAAAAGGCCTTAAGTGACGCATCCTTTCTCAATAAATCGGTAGCAGCCTCATAATCAACAGAACACCATAAGGGTAAATCCCTTGCATCACAATGGATCCTTTTTATAGAATCCAATAAATCGTCATGTAACATCGTAGAAGCAAAACAGTTTTTCCAGCGATCCAGCATGAAACCTTGTAGAGGTTGGAGTGCCGTATATAAGAAACCATCTCCTTTGGAGATAATTCTAAATTTGCCGGGTTCTGGAATCGCAACTACATCAACCGAATTCAGAATGGTGCAACGATTTTGTCCATCATCCTCGTCTAAAAGGCGAGATTTCACAGAATCGACTGCTTTCAAATAATTCTCAGAACGCCAATCAGCGATCTTAGCATTCAAAATACCAAGAGCTCCGAGAGGACTCTTTACTGACGGGAACTGGAATTTGCCAAATAAGCCGAGCGCCCCTCCATTACGGAGGGATACTTGTCGGCAGGCGGAACCAGACGGCATGAATTTATGGTACTTCGTCCAATCTTCACAGACTGGACGGAGAGAACCAAACTTCATGGACGCGGAAGAAAACAACATAGCACTTACCTCCATGATCTTGAAAGAAAGATCAAGAGGACAATGAGGTTTAACCTCAGAAAGACGAGCTTTATGCGCGTTTAGTGCAATGTCTTTCTTTAGATCGGACAGAGCAGGCCAAGCCTGTTTACATCCTTTCTGAAGAGAGTAAATGAAAGAAAGGTCCTTTTTAAGGACAGCTCGTTTCACAAATGTTTTCAACCAACCCGAGAACAAAGGACAGGTGTTCCATTCTTCACGAACCGGAGGGTTCGAGGAGGATGAAACACACTGGAAGAGAAGTAGATCAAGCCAATATTTACAATA